CCAAGTAGTACGGCGTTCCAAATGACCGTTATGTTGCAGAATGCGCTTACGCTCTGCTTCGATGTCAAACTCCTTAGCTGGTGCAAAGCTGTAATGCAACTTCGCAACACCAGTTGATCCAATATCAAAATCCATATATTCCACCTTTCTTAGGTCGCACACCCCAAGACGCACACCAACAGATTGTTAGGAGACAAACAGTAAGAGAAAAAATATTACGTGTAAGTGGTTGGTGTGCATCTTGCGATGTGCGACCCATATTCATTTGTTAGCGGCGTGGCAAGGCGTCAGCGTCACCAGTCACTACATAATAGATAGCAGCAAGTGAATAGTAGATAACTGGGCCAATTACCTTGAACCAAATCCACTTAAGCAACTCCAACAAATTGATTGCGATAATCATCAACGCGAAACCGCCGAACGCTGCCCAAAGTGCAATGTATAGCATTTTTAATCCTCCATATACTTGTTCTTAGCTTGTTTGTTGGTGTAAGCCTCAATCTGCTTCTTGTATCGTGGCTTGACCGGTGCATGTGCTCCTAGCTTGCTGACGAAGTACAACGCAACACCTGCAATCGCAAGCCACATCAACACCAAGCCGATTCCCATCAATAAGTTAGTCATCTGTATATTTGCCTCCGTATTGCACGTCTGCTAACCCTTCGTACACACGTCCAGTGTAGAAAGCTGATAAGAAACCTCGCCAATCATCTAGCGGTACTGACCACACTTCACCAACCTTACGTACGGGCCAATCAGGACGACTCCCGTAGAACTTTTGAATGGTCAACCACTGTCGTTGCATGTACAGTTCAATATCTTCACGCGTCATAATCTGTGGCCAACCATTGCGTTGATACTCAGTCTTGCGTGCTTGCTGGTCTTCAGTCATTTGAAACTTAGTTGCCATTCCTACACCTCCAATAAAGCCTTAGTTTCACCAAGAAACTTGTTAATGAAATATTGTTGTCCCTTGCCGGTCACCTTTGGCGTCTTAGTGGTCACGTTCACACCATTAGAATTAATGTGGTTGTGTTCCTTAATCTCAAACAAGCCAAGCTCCATGCTCTTCTGTGTTGGCATGTTCCGGTCTGAACCTTGTCGCTTAACCAGATAACCGTTTTCACGGAGATAACCGAACAAACGGTTCTGTCCCATATCTACGCCGTTTTGCTTAAGCAACTTTGCCAACTCACCAATAAGAATTGATGACTGACTAGCTGATACTGCGTCAGCAAACAAAGCCTTGGGCGTCATCTCTGCGATGATCTTGTCCTTGTGGTCTAACATCAGTTGAGCTGACTTCAAGCCCATTGCCATTTGAATACGTGGGTCTGACATCAACGCCTTGTGTTCTTTTTCAACTGCGATGAAGTAGTTACGTACTTCAGCACCCTTGGCGGTTCCGCTCATCATTGCGATGTGCTTCGCCATTTCAACCGTCATGTTGTAATCATCTAACATACGAACTGCACCGTTGTTCACAACCGTACTTGCATGTCCCCTTGTAAAATCGACGCCCTCTTCAAACATCTTTGAGTTAATATCGAACCAGCGAGCAAACTTATACTTCGCTTCCAACGCCTTGTGCAGTTCACGAGCGCTAACCCGTTGCTCACCTTCTTGGTTCGTTTGAACCTTAATCAGTTCGTTTGTCATGTTTATTTCTCCTTTATATTTATGCCAGCCAGTTGTCACCGTGGTATCCGGTGTATTCAAACAATTTACGTAGCTTTTCCTTAGCTGCCTTGCTATCTTCACGACCATTAACCAAACGAGATACATATTGTTCCGATGTTCCGATTACCTCCGCAAGTTCTTTCCGAGATACTTCGTTTTCATCTAAATGAAATTGAAAATCACTATACGCTCGCTTTAAAGTACGACGCGCTTCCTTAACACTCATATGTGTTTCCTCCTTGTTTATGAAGTTAAATTAGAGTTATCTTGACTTTAAGTATCCAAATGGATACAATAAAGGCATAGAAAAATAAGCATTACAAAAGCCTATATATCAACGTTAGCTCGTCCAAAAGCAATTGATATTTAAGTTATTTTTGCTTGCTGTTTAACTCGATGAATTAACTATAATCTATTTGGATACTTTTGTAAACACTAAAAAATCCATTTGGATACTTTTTATTCATCATATTATGGAGAAACCCTTGATATGACAACATTTGAACGTATAAAAGAAATTTCAAAACAACGCGGATTAAATTTAAAAAAGACAGCTACTGAAGCGGGATTATCCGAAAATGCAATTTATAAGTGGAAAACCCAAACTCCGCAATCCAATGCGTTACAAGCCGTGGCCGACGTCCTCGGCGTATCAGTAGACTACCTATTAGGTAACACTGACAAGATGCACCCTACCAGCGCAGAACCAGAAGTGCCCAATGATTTAGAGGAAGTTTTGAAGCAGGTTAACCCTGTGATGTTTGGTGGTGCCGAATTAACAGACGACCAAAAGATGCTTCTATATAACATGGCTAAAGAAATGTCACGCAACAATCAACAAGGTGGTAAGTAGTTTGAACGATGAATTGAGTGAGTTAAGAGGCTACCTACTTAACCTTGCCCACCGACACGATATTGACGTTGAGGATATGCTATCCACTTCAGGTACACATATGTACGTCCGCGTCTTCAACAAGATATTTATGAATCCGAATGAAACGAAGGCCACTTATGAATTTGGACTAGCTCACGAACTAGCCCACGCGCTCTATGGCGATCCAAACGGTGAACAGTATTATCCCTTTTCGCTGCTGTTTAAAAACGCAGAAGAAACAGTAGCTAATAAGAATGCGGTCCGACTGATTTCTGATTTTGTTTACCGTGATACACCTATTGAATTTAGAAACTGGGAACACTTCGTTAATGTATTCAAACTGCCTAGTTACTTTGAAGGCGTGGTAAAGGAAGTCATTTACAATTAGTTGATTTGGTTACGTCCAGAAAGGATTGACGTTAAAAGCTTGGAAAGGAATTACACAAATGTCAGCAAAAGAAGACGCATACGAAAATGAGCACAAGCAAGTAAAATATCTAATCGAAGTTAAGAAATATATTAGCTGTTTTGGCTGCGGAACGCTAATAGCTCCTGGTAAGTTTGGATATGATGATTCAATGTGTGAGGCATGTCAAAATTCAGAGATGAAAGAATAATAAAAATAAAAGCCACCTATTACGTGTGGCATACATATACGTGCAGATAGGATTCACGTTAAAAGCTGTTTAAGGAGTATGTTTCTTATGGATAAGCCACAAGAAAATCGGGTTTTAGGCATTATTTCAATTGTTTTGGGTGTAGTTGCATTAGTTTTTTCTTGGATCCCATTTATTAACAACATGTCAGCGGTTATAGCTATCATTGGTTTGATACTGGGGATTGTCGCCTTAATTATAAATCGTAAACATAAAAAGCTTATGGCTGTGTTAGGTATCATTTTTTCTGCTGTTGCCTTTGGTATTGTACTAATGACACAATCGGCATTTGAAAAATCATTTAATGATACCTTTGATACTAAAATTTCAAGCGAAAATTCATCTAAAAAATCAGGAACTGCTGAAAAAGTTTCTACTAATAAATCTGATGACCCTTCAGATAGAAAGTGGACTTTAAAAGGCAACATTTTCGACGCTGGTAATATGACATACAAAATTACCAAATCCGAATTAATGGATAGTGCTGCAGAAGATGGGTCAAAAACATTGGTTCTTCACATGGACGTAACAAATAACGCAAAAAAGAACATGGATCCGTCGAATATCTACATGGTATTACACGCATTTCAAAAAAACGATACATCACGAGTTGAACTAAATCCCGGTACGGTCGCTTTGGATGAAAACGGTAATAGCCCTATTCAATCTGAATCAGACGCTTTGAACAACGATTTATTACCTGGCAAAACCGCACAAGTCGCTGTGCCATTTGATTTAAAAAACACTAATAATGTTGAAGTTGAATTTTCAAATTATGACTTTAAGGTAATTGGAACAAAGACGTATCAGGTTCAATAAAATAAAAAAACACGTACAGCCTATCGCCGTCAAACGGGGATATATAAAAAAGCCACCCGCTAAGGTGGCATACATACGTCCAGATAGGAACGACGTTAAAAGCTTTGGGAGTGGTAAATGGTTAATTCAGAAACTCAGGAGTCCTTTAAGTCATATGAGTCTCTAGATGTTGATAAGTATATTCGTCTTAGACTAAATGATCAAATAGATTGGTACGATAATAAATCAGCAATAATGAAGAAGCGTTACTTATTTTGGAAGTCAGTCACTTTTACATCGGGGGCTTTCGTACCTTTCATGGTTGCAATGGGTATAAGCAAATGGATTACTGGTTCATTTGGCGTTATTGTTGTAATTTCAGAAAGTGTTCTTTCAGTATTTAAGTACCATGATCTTTGGGTCGAATACCGAAAAAATACAGAAATGCTCCAAAAAGAATTAGTGATGTTTCAGACGAGAACGGGTGTTTATCGAGATTCTGAATTTCCTTTCGCTGATTTAGTAGAACGATCGGAAACTCTGATTTCAAATGAAAATATCAATTGGACTAATTTAACAAAAAATGACAAAGCTCCAACTGAAGAAAATAACAAAGAGGATTAATATGGCCCACAAAGTTTTCATTTCATATAAAACTGAAGATACTAAATATAAAAAGTTCATTCAAGAGAATTTAGATGTCGATATGATTGATAATTCTTTAAACTCACCTGTTAACTCAGAAAACGAAGATTATATACTTCGCTACATTCGCGAACATCATCTTTCAAAATCAACGGTTACCCTAACGTTAATTGGCAATAGGAGCGCAGAGTCACTTCATCCATTATTTGAGAATCAAAACTATATTAAGCGGGAAATGCAGGCTTCCTTATACGAGGGTAAAGGAAATTCCAAAAATGGTATCTTAGCTGTGATTCTTCCAGACATGTATAACACCGTTTACCCATCACCTAATACTACTAAAAGTAGTTTTGACGGTAATATCGTTAACATCACTAATATTAGTGATACTACGGTGATCAAAGAAATTAGTGCAAATTATTATTTAGATTCACACTTTCACGAAGTAAATCGTGATTATTGGACAAGTGATGAGCGTTACGTAATTGCGGTTAAATGGGATGATTTCATCTTGAATCCTAATAAATATATTGATATGGCATATGATAAGCGAACAGCCCCCATAGCTAATTACACTAGGGTACATCCAAAATAAAAATAATACCTATTGAGCATCCTTTTCGATAACAGTATAGGTTTTTCCAAAAATTTCTGGTTTAACTGGATATTGCTCACCGTTCACACCGGTAATAATCCAATCGCCAGGTTCCGCTTTCATAGTACCCTCCAGCGTATCTATATAAATTGTTTTATCTGTTTTGTATGCCGTAACACGTACTTGTTTTTTTTCTACAATAAATTTTTCCATTTTGTTTTCCTTTTTATCACCAGAATGAATTATTTATATTAATTTTGAACCACAAAAGCACATTCGTCAATTCGGAAGACACGATACATTAAAAAACACGCACACCCCCGCCGGCAAGCTAGAAGTGTGCGTATCAGTCAAATTAGAACATCACTGCCCTATTTCCGTATTCAATTGTACCAGACCTGGGCATGTCTTTAAACTGCCTAAATTTTTTATGTAAAGGTTAGGTTTAACTTATCATGGCCAGTATAACTAGACGCGGCAACAAGTGGCGCGCTCGTGCATCTTATGTTGATGCCAGGGGTGAACGTCAACAACCAAGTAAGACATTCGAAACAAAGCGTGAAGCCACAGAGTGGGCTACTAAGCTTGAAACACAAATTATCGACGGTGCGGATATCAACGCCGGCAAGCTCACTTTTCCAGACTACTTCAGAAACTGGATTGAGACGACCAAACAAGGAACCGTCCGTGCATCAACATATACTCGATACACAACTGCTGCCAACCTAATCGACAAGGTATTCGCAGGTATGATCATGGAGAAGTTGACGACCTTGAGTCTACAGAAGGAGCTAAACACATTTGGTGAAACTCATTCTAAGAAATACGCTCGTGACATTCTAACGTTGATTAAAACATCATTACGTGATGCTTACCTTGACGGAATAATCAAGCGTGACATCTTCACTCGTCTACAACCAGCTGGTCAAGTAGTAGATAAAGGCGACAACTTTTTGAACGCTTCGGACTTCACCAAGTTGCAAGACTTTTTGTATTCAAAGACAGATGATATGCAAACTCGCCCATTCTACATCATGGCGCTTGTCGCATTAGAAACCGGTGCACGTCTTGGTGAAGTTCAAGCTCTAACCAAGGCGGACATCACAGATAATCATCTGACGATCAACAAGGCCTACTCATCATCTACACGCAAGGTCACTGAACCAAAGACTAAGTCATCAATTCGTACGATTGCTATCTCTAAGCGATTGTCAGCCGTTTTGAGCGACTTCTTTAAGGCAACCGGTCAAGATAGCCTAATCGAAAATAAAATGAGCACAGGCCGTATCAGCTTAGAAATGCAGGACTTAGTACGTGAAGCAGACATTCAACCTATCCACTTCCACGGATTACGTCACTCACACGTATCATACCTACTACACAACGGTGTTGATATTGATTACGTTAGCAAGCGTGTTGGTCACGCAAATGTAAGCGTCACGCTTCAAATTTATGCACACATGCTAAAAGAAAAAGAGCTAGCTCAAGATGAGCTAACTCTTCAAGTCCTAGACAATGAATAA